TCCGGTACCGCTGAATACCTGCTGCCAGTTCAGCTTGTCGTAATTCAGGCCGCGAAGCGCCTCAGCACTCTGTGTCACCAGCGCGGCGGTCACCATATTCAGCGCCACCCGAGGAACCGCTGACCATGCAGCTCCCGACTGATTAGGTCCGGTATAGTTACTGACCAGCGTCAGTCCTGTATTGCTTTCGATTGTTTTGACCGGGAGCGTATACGGAATGCCGCCTACAGTGGCAACAACAAAATCGCCGGCTGCCAATTCGGTAGTAAATGAAGTCCCCGCCCCTGATACCTGGGCAGAATTATTCGTCAGGGTGAGTGTTCCTGCTGACATAGATTTTCCTCAGTACATGTTCGGGATAACGAGAATGGGCATGGTGATATTTCTGTTACGGGTCATATCCCATCCATTGCTGAAGTAATTACCAAAAACCCGGTTATAGGCAGACCTGACGCTGCCGCCCGACATCACAACACCTTTTATACGAAGGTTCCCGTAACCGCCGTCCATACGGACCTGTGCGCCGGTATAAACTATCTGGCAGAACCCGCCGCCAATATCCTGGAATGCATCGGTTATCTGGATTTGTCGGTCATATACAAAGGGGCGTTTCAGCGTGGAGAACGTGACCTGACCTGCGGCGTTGGTCATCGTGATGCCATCACCGCCGACAGGTGCAGTCTGATTGAATATCACCAGGTCTATGGTCGCCGTTCCGGCCACGTCGTCCCGCCCTGTGTACGAGATGTCGCGAACGATAATATTGCCGCCATCAAACCCCACCGATACATTCGGGTTATCCCATTTCCCAAAGGGAATGCCGCTCACCGGAAGCGCAGCACTGCCGTTAACCGTGATGCGCCCGGACCAGGCGCAGGTCATCAGCGCAGCCTGATTAGATATGGCGGTGAAATCGGTAGAGTTCGCAACCAGTAACCCTTCGTTATAAGTCGCTGCAGGCAGCAGTTCCATAACGTAGCCGGACCAGTCCGGAGTAAGGGATTTACCCCCGATTGTCTCTGCGCCAATGATGACCCCGGAGTCCCCGTTCCGGGTGACCCCCGTCATAATGGCGACATCAAATTCAGCAAATGAGTAGGTGTAGACAGGATTGGTGGGTATCACAATAACCTGAGAGCCTGGAACCAGTGGCGTGTATACCGGGTACTGCATTGGCTGGGATGACCAGCCCGAGAACGATGTGCAAAAACTGGGGGCCCGCAGCCCCGCAGTAATTGCCATCACCGGACGGCCATCGTTGTAATCAATCAGAATACCTTCCGGCATTATGACCACCTCCCGACGACAACCCGTCCACCGCCAGACAAATTGACGGTTAGTCCATTACCGTTGATAACGACGGTGTTATTCGTACCGTTAAATGCAAACTGACCACTGTTCGCATAAAACTGACCATGAAATTCACAGTTACCATTTTTATCGATATTCCACCCGGCCCCTGAAGGACCTGAAACGAAAGAGGTGGACCTGATATAATTGCCAATCTTTGCATTGGTGATACTGCCATCCTGAATTAAAGCATCACGGATAAATACCTGTCCGTTATAGACAAAGAACGCAGCAGTGTAATTTCCCGGATCACTTCCGGAGTAAATACCGAACTGGTCAGCAGCAAAAACCACCGTGGATTTATAACTGCTCCCTGATGGCTCAATGGACATGCCAAACCCGGTGTTATATTTCACACCGTTTCTGACAATGCCAAGGTTCAGGGTGTATGATGCTTTCGCAGTGCCATCGCTTTTAACCTCGGCTGTCATCTTCTGGTTAACAGCAGCCATCAGCTCACCTTCAGGACCGATCTGCGCCTGAACATAATCGGCCAGTTCAGCGAATGCACCATCCAGATTTGCAACCGTGGTGGTCACCGTCATGACTTCGGCTTTGACTTCACCGTACTGCTCAAACTGACGCTGTACCGTGCCGTGATTGGCGAGGGCGTTTTCCATTATGCCTTCAAGGTTTGTATCCACCCCCTCTTTAATATTCTGGAAGGCCTCTGATTTCTGGACAGAATCGTCAATGAGATCAATGAGACTACCGGTGTCCATAGAGCACAGCGCCGGCACTTCGATAAAGCCTGATGCACCAAAGGCGTTAATTGTCCTGATGTACCAGTAATAGGTATGCCCCACCTGTAGCTGACTGCTGGTCCAGGTGGTTCCCATTCCCTCGCGACTGGCGTTACCTTCAACTATTTCAGTTGACGTCCCAGGCAATTGAGTTTCGCCCGATGTCCAGAAATCGAACTGCGTGGAAACATTAGTGATCGCCGCCAGACGCGGGATCAGCGTGATGGCAAAGAAGCCCTGCTCAATATCAACATGAGAAGGTGGTGGCGGGGCTTCTATACTGAATTCCAGATAGGCCTCCGGGGATTCAGCCCCCATCTGGTTTACAGCAATAACGTGTGCTGTGTAGGTATTTTTCGGTAATCCGGTAAGACGCGTGAACGTTCCCGGAACCTGGACGGACATGACCATCTGACCATTACGGCGAATGATCACTTTGTTGTAGACCACCTGCCCAATGTTCTGCCAGGACAGAATGCCCTGTACGACCTGCCCGATTTCCTCCACGGTATATTTCAGACTCTGCGGCTGCGCCACGCCGCCGGATGGCAACTGAGTAAACGGCGGTCGCTCAATCGGTTTACCGATGGCATCGCCCCATACATCCGCTGTTTCCTGCTTCAGTGTCAGTTGCACGCCGTTCTGAACGCCGAACTTCCTGTCCGTTACCCGCATCTCAACGTTCACGATGCCGATAGACGGAAAATTCACCTTCACATACATTCCCGGCCGGTAACGGTATCCGCTCAGATTTAACGTTACGTTCATCGTCCTGGCGATGCGGGTACGCTTTAACTTCACATCAGCGAGGCGCTGGGCCTGAAATTCTGAAGTCACAAATCGCAGCTTCATATCCTGCGATATTTCCACCCCGTCTTCTGTCACCCATTCACTGACAGACACAGAGGGGAAATCCGCTTCGGTATAGCCCTGCTGCGGATCGACGAATGTCCCCTTGATAGTGTTAACGCGTTCCGCCTGAGAGACCTCTGGCATGATTTCGATATCACCGGCCAGCTGGCTTTCAGTGATCACTTCGGTAGCGGGTCCGTAATAAGCCCCGACCAGAAGACCATGTTTGCCCGCGGTATACGTTACATCCCCAGCGCATGCCGCCAGCATTCCTTCCAGAATACTGACTTTGTTTTCACTGAGATCGAACTCTCCGTTAATCGTGTAACGCTTCTCAACGGTATTACTGCCAGTAATCACATCCTCATCACAGATGTTCGCTGCTTCCTGAAACTGTTCCCAGAGAATATCGGCGTCAGGCACTTTCAGGTAATTGCGGTAATAATCCAGGATAACCAGCGCCGCATTGTTGCTGTAACCCGTCAACCCGGTACGCGGGTCATAAACGGCACGCCCGTACTTTTCGACCTTGATATTCGGGATACCTGACGGGAATTTTTCTGCACTGAATTTGAGGGACACGCGCAGCCACGTGATCCCCTTTCCGATCATGTCTTCTTTCCATGACGGACAGTTTGCCAGCATATATGGATCTACGGTCTGCCGATTGGTGTGCAGCTCAAAAGATGCATGCTCCGGAAAACTGCTGATCGGTTCGTCACCCAGCCAGACGGTTCCAGTGCTGGATAATGAGTGACCCGCCAGCGCAATGGCCAGATGCAGCATTTCGCCATCATCCTGTTCACCAGCCTGCTCTTCAGAAAAGAACAATGTTCCCGCTGTCGTGGTGTGACCATAAACAACCGTTTTGGCACTGGCGGCGGCACGAAGGACCTGTTTACGTTCCGATGTGTCACGGTAGGAATCCAGTGATGGCTTTTTGGTCAGCGCCTGAGTTGCCACCTGGGCGGCCACGGTGATAGCCATTGCGATCCCGTAATACTGATATGAGGCGGCGGCACCTGCAGCAACGGTCGCAATAATAGGAATAGCAGCAGGCATTAACGCACCCTCCAGACACTCAGCGGCTTAACCCGCAGACTGACAAGACCATTTTCACCAGGTACCCATACAACGCCGGAATACACCACCCCGGCACACCGCGATCCCGCATTTTCAACAACGGCAATATCCCCACGCTGCGCCAGCTTCACCGGTACTTCATCGAGATACCGGGCCAGCACCTTTTCAAGCGAACCGCCACCGCGCAATATCGCCTTTTTTGCCCCATGTTCGCTGTCGTAGGCTCCGCGCCAGCCCGCCGCTAAATCCTCGCCGCACATGGCCTGAGCGCAGTCCGCCGCGAACAGGCAGCAGTCATGACTACCCCATAAAAAAGGCCGCTTTTCAGCGGCCCTTATTACGGTGATTAATCTGTTATGCCAGTCCGGATGCTTCATGTTGCCTCACTTATAGGTAAATCCTGGCGCATCTTTTTTACTGCCCCAGTAAATCGAACGTTCAGACATCTGTGCCACATACCGGAATATGCGGTCGCCGGGATAAGCGGCCTGCTGCGATTCATCGGTATAGCGATCGGGGAAAGGCCGCTGCCAGTCTTCAAAAATATTACTGAGGGTGTACTGCAGGGCGTTTGTCCCGCCAGCGGTCGCCCCCGTACTGGATACCCGCCCTTTGAACAGGAGATCAGCAACCTGGACAACGCCGTTATCATCCATAGCCACCAGATAGATTTCGGCATTTCTGCCCACACAGCGCTCATTCAGCGTGGTGGCAAAGAGAGCCATATCCAGACCGGAAAGGGTCATTTTGACCTGCGTCGGGCTGGTTGTGCTGGTTTCACTGGCATCATCAACGGAGCCCATGCGGCCCATGCCGTAATAAACATAGCCGCCGAGAACCAGCGTCCCGGTACCGGAATGCACATAGACGGTGCCGGATTCAAACTGAATATTGGCAGCGATTGCAACCGTCACCCTGTCACGGGATAACCAGTCCACCATCGAGTCAGAAAACGGGGAATACAGCATTAAAATGCCTCCTCAAACTCAATTGTCATTGATGTTATTCCACCCGGTTTACGGTCAAATGCACCTTGCTGGTTATCTGAAAGCTTGAAAACCCCCCAGGGTTCTCGCACTTCTACCGTACTATTTGCCGCTGGAGATGACCGCAGCATTGGAGCAATTGGAATGACAGCGACACCGCTTGAATTGCTGAATACATCCTGAGTAACTTTTTTCAGTTCAGAATTCACGGTCAGATAGTCGCCGGCTCTCATCACCATTGCATTAGCCGTCCAGCCTTTAGTTGAAAGGGTGTTTCCTGTTTGATTTGCATCCGCCACTAACACTGTAGCGGCAGTAGAGCCACCATCACGCCCCCAGTCGCGAATTTTTACACGCCCATATTCTCCGTCCAGTGATGCCAGCACTGCCTCAATTTTTCTGGACTGAGCGTCATCCAGAACGTCATAGCCGACAGTACATTTCCACCGGGCCCCCGGAAAGCGCGCCACCTGAGATGAGCCATTGAATGGAGATCTGAATGTTTTGGTATTAGACTCGAGATACCAGTTGAGGGATGAAGGGCGTGGACCTGGCCACTCTAATACATCAGCCATTTGTTAAACTCCTAGTAATCTCCGCCCCTGCCCACGGCTCTGAAAATCCTGAAGCATTTCCTGTCGGGCCTGTCTGGCACCGTCATTGGCCCCTTTTCTGGCAGCTTCTTCCATTGCACGATTCAATGCAGCGTCGCCATTTCCTGAAACATGAATCGTTTGCTGAACGATTATGTCGCCAGAGAAACCGCCCCCCTGCTCTCCCATCATCCTGACCCCCAGATTCCCGTCAGGCGTTCTGGCAAGAGGCATGATTGCTTCCGGTCCAGCTTCACCAAATACACCAGCGCCTTTAGCGAAGGCAAAAAGCTTTGGTGAATCAAATACACCGCCAGAATATGCGCTAAGTGATGGAGAGTTATAAACCCCACCTTTAGCATTTTGTTTGAAGAAATCCAGCCCACTTGATGCACTGCCATAGGCTCCGGAAGGAGTTGAGCCACCGCTGTTCGCTGAACCAAATAACGAGCCCCAAATACCTGCGCCTTGCATTGATTTGATACCGTTTACGATCATCGCGTTCAGTAACACTTTTTGAAGGGACTTCAGAACACTCATAGACCACTCATTCCAGTCCGCTTTACTACCGCTCAACCCGTCGGCCATCGTATCGACAAGACCACTCATCGCTCCCTGAACAACGCCAGACATCTGTGTTGAATAGGTGGACGCAGTATCCATCCAGTTCCTGAAACCCTGCTCAATTCCTCCCTGCCAGTCATTATTCATTGCATCGAGACTGGCATAATGTTGCAGCATAATTTCCTTTTCACGATTCAGGGCATCAGTAAGCATCAGGGCTTTAGCGTTGTATGTTTCCTCGCTCATCCCTTTGGATTTGTCTGCATAGTCACGGTCAAGCTGCTGGCGCTGAGCGTTATACTTCTGGTCCAGTTGAAGCAGATCCTGCATCCGCTTCTGTTCCTTCTCGCCCATACCGAAGCCTGAATCCTGAACGGCATAGCTGGCCCGCAAGTTTTCCAGACCTCGCTCTAACGTACTGCGGTATGATGCAAGCTCCGTCGCCTCCTTCATCAGCCGGTTGTTTTTCTCCTGTTGGGCATTGCGCTCCATCAATGAAGTAATTTCGTCTTTACGAAGCAGTAGCGATTTTTGTGCGGTAGTTAATTGGGATGGTGATCGTGTTTCCAGAGTGGAAAGCTGTTGACGCCATTTGATGAGTTCCTGTTCAGAAGAAGACAGTTTGTTTGTTGCTTCAGCCTGAGTAACCAGCAGGGCGTTTTGCTGGTTGAGCTGATCAATCATACGTTGCCCTGCATCTTCAGTAACGGCTTTACCTTTTGGTGTTTTTGGGGTTTTAGATGCCTGCTCTTTAGCCTGTTTTAATTCCTTTTCACGAGCAGCGATCAACTTGTTAGAGTTGGAAATTGCTTCAGCATCACCAGATGCAGAGATTTCCTTTGCCATCGTTCTGGCATCTGAGAGTCGTTTTTCAGCAGAGGCCACACGATCAACAGAAAGGTATTCTTTGTTGATGTTCTCTATGGTGGCGCGGACATGTTCATTGCCTTCAATCCTTAACTGGTTCATCGTCTTTTGCAGGTCAATGCCTTGCTCGATGAACTTCAAACCGTAGTCAATAGCACCACCAAGGGCGGGATTTTGACGGCCCAAGTTAGCACCTGTGTATCTGTGTTTTTCTTTGATGGCTGCATCAGTCCATGCGTCGCCTATTTTGAGTATCTCACGACGATGCCTGTCAATTTCTGCGTTAAGCGCAGTGAAATTCCCAGATTCCTTATATTTGTCTACCTCTTTTCTGGCAGAGTCATAACTGTAACCAACATCGATTAATTTATTAATTGCCTCACTAGCGCCATCGTTGGTCGTAATAAACATGCTGCCGACTTCATCAATCGCCTGACCGGTCTTGTCGGAGATTGCAACCATGTTGAGGGCAAGTCGTTCGGCAGCATCGCCGTTAGCTCCGAGGGACGTTGTTGCGATTTTTGTCGCAGCATCGATTTCTTGTCGGTTCTGATAGATAGCGTAAGTGAGCAAGCCAACCGACGCGGCAGCCACTGTGAATGGGTTTACCAACCCCATGACGTAAGTGCTAACGCCTTTTAGTGCAGGAATAATACCGCCAAACATATCCTTAAGCTGGCCCCCTTGTTGTAACAGAACCATCAATGGTGGTTGCCCTGCAGCTAAGCTTGTGACGATATCGGTCATTTGCATCGGGACAAGTCGCATGGCAAAAGCCGTCTGCTTTGCTGACATCCCAGTATTTTTCAACTGGTCTGAAAATCCGGTGAGACGGTTACGTGCCTCATCGATTTTTTTCGAATAGACATCAAAGTCCTCATCGTCCAGCATATCTTTCGACTTGAATTTTGCGAGTTGTTGCTGCTGTTTATCCAACTTATTCAGCGCAGCATTAACCGGGTCAATGCGGTCAAGCAGTTCCGACAATGCTGCTGATTCTTCCTCTGTGGTTTTTTTCACCTTCCCTGCACTGGCCGCAGCTTTCATGCCCCATTCAGTCAGACCACTGAGGGCTGTCGTCAGATTTTCTGCGTTTTTCTCAGCGCCGGTACTGTCGATAATGATGGCGAGGCGGGATGTCTGTTCTGACATTGAGATCTCCGGGCAAAAAAAACCGCACGGTGGCGGCTACTGTTTGAATATCAGGATGTTGCTAACTGATAACCCTGGTTAATGTGTAAGCTCAGCCCGTCAGCGATGGGACTCTGACGAACTCTGGTAAGGAGGGATGGCTGATTACCTCTGAAAAAGGAAATTACTAATGGGAAAATTTTCCATCACATCTATCAGAGATATTGACTGGCAATCAGACCCTGGAAGGCCAGGAAATTGCAATGTAACGGTTGGTCTCAATACGCCAGTAGGGTTTGTACAAATTTCCTTTGACCCAGGTGAACTGGATATCAGAAAGGCAACCATTGAGGAACTCGAAAAGGTAGCTATCGCGAAGTTTCACGAGCGCTTAGAGCAGTAGTATCAATATAGGCACTAAACTCATCAATTCGATTTCGTAGAATTTGTTCAAGTCGGGAAAGTTGCTTATCTTTATTGCTTACCCGGCTTTCCAATTCTTTTACATTAAGCTCAAGAGCCTCAACTCGTTGTTCTAAATCCATAACTGTCTCCCGCCTTTCGGCATCAGGTAATAAAAAACCCGCAGTTAAGCGGGTTCATCAAAATTATTAATGTATTGATTAATAGCAATATATTAAGGGTGATCGTGTCAGAGACAGATTATGCAGCATCATTTGCCGCAGAGGGAACACAATATTTCTGATAGTAATTTTTTATCACTGGTTTTACATGTGGAGATATTTCGAATCCAGTCAGGATGCGCTGGAAGGTACTTACTTCACACGGCTGATGTACTCGAATATCCCCAGAAGTTACGCCATGAATTACGGTTTCAGCACCAAAAATCTCAGCTCGTCGATAAAAAACATAGCTGGGATGTCTTATAAATGGGTGGTCGCCTACATCCAGAACACAGGAAGGGTCAGTCTCAAAAGCATCAGTGATTGAAGTAAGATTTACAGCAAGAAAAGTTTCTTTCACCATCTTGGGGTAGTAGACCGGATCGTTACAGATAAAAAAGATATGCTCCTTCGAGCCAGAAAGAAGGAGTATTGTACCTTTTTGAACTGGGGAAAAATCCACTGTCATTTCAACCCACTGGCTATCCTATCAAGTTCTGAGAATTCTCTCATTCTGTCCGCTAAATGTCTAACCTGTTCCTCCGGCTTTCCTAGCGCACGAAACACACTTTCAGGATTAATTGTAAAGGCACCGCCTTTCGGGTCACACCATTCGGCACAATGATCATGGGTATAATCTCGAATTTGCCATTTTCCCATGTGCCCGAAATCTTGATAAACGCAGTCTAAAACAGAAAGGTCTGCATCACTAAGCTCATCAAGATCATCACGCTGAATTTCGCGTTCCTGCAATTGAAGATCGTAATGATCAGCATCTGTGATCCAGTTGTTCCAGCCTTCATCTCCTCTAGCAGCTCCTTTCATCAAGTCCAAGGAACGTGACAAGACAGGCCCATGAGGCATAGCCACCATCAGATCACCTGTTAATGGTTCACCGAAGCGGTCCATTGAAACACGATCAGATAGGTACATTAATTTCATGAGCTTCAGATATGCCATGCGTCCACCTTCTTTCGAAAGTAGATAGGCAGCTATCTGAGCTACTCTTTCTTCGCAGAACATAGTTGAACCTCTAAATCATTAATCAAAGCGGAAATCTACACTGATTCTATAGCCAGCTATAACTTTTAAGCAATCTTCATTTGGTCAAGATAGCCCCACGTTCGACGATGTTCGCAATGACCAGTTTGCAAGTTAGCGGCATTTTTGCCGAAATTACCTCTAAGGTAATCATAGAATCACAACATGTTCGTACAAAGTCGCAATACGTTCCAATGCGTTTCAATCTGTACCAATGCGCACAAATAGCACTTTTTGCACAAAAAACATATCCTGATTACAATGCACTACACCATAAATTGCTGTAATATCTCGCGCCCTCTGAATGGTGAGCTCAGATTTCGACCAACCCAACCCCTAGCCCACCTGAGTGGGCTACTGCAACTTAACCCCACCCATAACAAATCGTTTATTATCTTTGTTATAGGCCTCAAAATTTAAGGATTTTCCTTCATTGGATCTCACGAGACTTACTTCGCCGCGATCTCCACTAGCGCCTTTCATCGTGAAAGAAGTAGTCTCCTGACCGGCAAAGCTGCTATTGCTGATATCGCTTTGATAATAGGCATTACCGTCAACAATCATATCTACACGCCCGCTTTTATGGAGATACAGCTTAGTGTGATGCCACTTACCTGTCCCGGTCAGATCGCCAGTGAGGAATTCGCAGTTAAAAGAAACATCGCCTTTTTTACATTCTGACGCCATTTCTTCTTTCCCTGTGTCTATCATCTCAGCAATAGAAGGTGGATCTTTAGGTGGAGCTAACTTTGATAGTTGAAACTTGTCATCACAGCCCATCAATGACATTAAACTAAGCCCGACTACCAAAATTTTTTTCACATCCCTATCCCCATCATTAACATTTGCACACAGGTTAGCACAGGGGGAGAAAGAGGCAACGACACAGCTATTTGGCGTTTTCCTTCCGCTTCCGTTCCGCAACCCACTCATCCCGCCAGGCATCATCGAGGGCAAGTATGGCGGCTTCAAACTCAGTGCGATCAATCACAATAGAACGAGAGTCCAGATAGCGCTCAATATCACCCAGGGAAAACGGAAGCGGGACGCCAGCCATGCCAGCATATTGCCTGCCACGCGATATCATGGCGTAACCGTTGAGGATTTCCACCGTTACTCCGTCAATTTCAGGCTCTGGAACTGGCGGGAGTTTTAATTTTTTCCTTCGCCATTTGGCTTTTTCGCCCTGCTCTCCCCCAAATTCATTAATCCACTTCTGGGCCTCTAAGGCTTTTTTACGGTTTCCTGCTTTTGCTGCTCTTTGCCCTGGGCGATGCTGGCGGCTTCAGCCAGAATTTGCCAGTAAATCGCCGGTTCCTGTTTCAGAAGTGCGGCACCGCGTTCCGGCGTGTATTCAATCGGAACCTCTTCGCCATCTACACGCTCACCGACGCCCTTCCAGTCTTTCAGCAGGTATCGCGCGCAGTTGTCGATCAGCAGATCGTCTGCAGAGTCAATTTCCCCGACAGCTGAAAGGTTAAATTCACTGGTTCCCACCTGGTAACTGGCATCCATTTTTTCAATGTGACGGCGTATAAGCGCATTACGCGAGCGATACTGGTCGTTATCAATGCTGCTGACGAGCAATTTCAGCCCTTCAATGGGTTTCAGATCTTTCAGCGGTGTAAACCAGCGCTCGCCGCCAATATCAATTCGTGGGGTTAAGATGATCATTAAAAACTCCTGCATAAAAATGCCCGCGCCGCCATGCAGAGCGGAACGGGCAAGGAAAATTTTATGGCTCAGTAACGGTAATCTCAGCGGTGGCGGTGAAGCCTCGCACTTTTCCGGTTATCGTTGCGGTGCCGTCGCCGACTCTGTCTACTTGGCAGGTTTTTTGGCCTGTCGATACCACCGTTGCAACCGTCGGATCTGATGACTCCCACTGCACAGCATCAGTCGCACCAGCCGGGGTAAGGTTCGCTGTCAGCGTGACGGAAGTACCGACATCACCTGATGAAGTTGCTGGCGTTACGCTGATTGCCGTGGCTGGGACGGTAACAGCGCGGGTAATGGTCGGTGACTCGTCGGCCGCAGTGATATCCAGTTGAACCTGGATAATGTCGGTATTACCGCCATCCGGCCAGTCGCCAGCGACCTGCACTTTCGGGAAAGTGAAACTGTACTGACCTTCGTCATTCGCCAGCGTGAAACTGAATGGCACGGTTGCGCCGGTAAGCGTTTTGCTCCAGACCTCCCACGCGGCTTTTGACCACGACAAAGTGATCGAACCTGAAGGCGTAAAGGTGGTCGGGATATTGGCCCCGGCAAACGGTGAACCGGTGCCGATACAGCGCTGCGTCTGGACGTTATTGTCGAACTGGATGTTGAAGGTATCGATACAGAAACCATCACCACCGTCGATCCCGTTCAGGTTGATTGCTGTGACCTCTTTGAACGAGTAACGCAGTTCGCCAGCATTATCCGCAGGAGTGCCGCTGATGTAACTCGTATCATCTGCTTTTGAGTCCCAACCCAGCCCCGCGAATGTGACTGTCGCGGTAACGTCACCGTCGTTAGGAACTTCCAACTGGAACACACTTACTTGCGCGCCACGAACGATAGAGGCAATACCAACATCCGAAGCGTATGTCGCAAGTGAGAAAGAGATACGGTCATTCCCCATCGTCAGCACGTTGCCCGCCCACTCCGCGCCAAAACACGAAGCCAGAAAGTCATCATGCTGGCCGTAGCGGAATTTTGCCCCGACATCGCCGCCAACATCGACCGTTCCCAGCGTAGCACCCTGCGCCATTCGGGTGCCGCCGATCTCGTCGTTGTCGTTGGTATTCTGGGATGGACCAACGCCCCAGCTTGTACGTTTGAAAAGATTCCAGACGCCTGCAGGCGTAATTCCTGGAGTCGTCTCCCGGATAAAGGCCGAGAGTACCTTAGCGCCGCTCGACATGCGGTCACCTCCATCGAAGTTAAGCGCTACAGAGCGCGGTAAGGGATTTGTAGATTGAACTGAGACCAGCCATCCGTTTCGCCAGCGGGAACAGCGGATACGGCGAAATAACTGAGTTTTCCATCATCCTGAAATTCAAAAAGCTCACGGAGTTTGTCTGCTGTTTGAGTGATGAGGATGGTGCCAGAGCCAACAGGGACGAAGATCTGAATAATCAGCACCCCGGTGCGCTGAACGACGGGGCCAGCACCGATTTCATTCGCGCCGGCCAGTCCGGAAATATTGGTAAAGCGAGCCCAGATATCACGACCACTTGGGTCAAATACGGGTCCGTTGGGATAATCCACAGCATCAGAGGCAATAGCCGTCTGCGCCGTCATTCGGGTGATGACAGCGTTACGAATTTCTGTGAGGGTCATTTGTAGGCCTGTGTTACACCATTAAATGAAACCGCATAAACGCCTGCCGGTGCCTGCTTTGAGTGCCCGTTTTCAAGCGGTACGGAATAAGGAAGGTTTGACTGGATGTAGATGACCGAATAACTTGGCGCCGCAAGAATTGTCGACGTCCCGTTATTTATAGTGTTTGCACCATTCGGATCTGGCTCGCTTGGCACGTAATTGCTTGGAGAGCCAATGCTAACAAAATGCGATGCCCGGAAAGTCCCCGCGCGATAGCCTAGTGGTCGATAAATTTCCCCCTGTCCGCGCCTTAGCTTGCGTACGCGCTGGGGGCCGAATTTCCCAGCATTACTGCTGTACTCAGCATCGGCTAGACTGACTTTATTGCCTCGTTTAATCCGACGGTTACCGTTTTTGTCAGTGGTCCCGAACCGGTCACTGCTCCGAAGGGCTTCATTGATATCATTAACCCGGTCGCGCTGCTGAACCTGCATGCTATTGATAGCCCATATTTCAGGGTTACCGACCGGTGACCGAATAACGATCTCATTGAGCAACTGAATGGCTATAACACGTTGCAGTTTTCCGACATCCTCTTCCACCTTGTCAGCGAATAATGCTGGGTCAAGACTCCAGGCCTTAGCCATGTCACGCCCTCCGCAACTGAATGGAATATGTTGCTTTCGCCGGATCGGTTCCTGCCGTAATGACCTTGTAGCGCTGCTGTTCGCCGGTAATCAGGTCTGGTGCAGTGATGATGTGATCGACTTTCGGTTCGTCGGTAACTTCATTTGTCAGCGCGGTTAATTTCAGGTCGCCGTGCAGGATATTGACGCCATCGATACGGTTTAGTTTGTACCGCAACAGCACACCGCGCCCGGTATAGGTCACGGTGGTTTCACCGCCTGTTTCCGTTACCGGGTCCCATCCGGTTTGGATGACGTAAGAGCCGGTAAAGTTGTTAACGGCGTCGGCAAGATCGTCATCGAACGCTGCGGCGATTTCGGTCTGAAGCTCGTCACGAATGCCCATGATGGACACCATTGCATTGCCGGAACTCAACAGTGACTACACCACGTAATTTTCGCGTATACACCTCGCCATTTCGTTTTGCCCGGAGTGGATGCGGAGCGAATTCGACAATCCCCTTTCTCTTATTCGCATAAACGACATGGTTTATCTGGTGCCCGTTCACGAACACATCGCGACGCCCACGGCCATCACCGGCATAATGGATGCCAGGATTGATGATGTTTCTCACGTTACCCCCTCACCAGCCTTATTTGGGACTGATTGACGCCATATGGCTTGAGCATCGCCAGCGCCAGTTGCAGATCGGAATCAAGAAGCGCAGTGCTATTAACCGCAAGTTCAGCGAATGTCTTTGATACGCTCACGCCGTCGGCATCAACGGAATTGCTCAGCAAAGAACCAGAGTTTGTTTTCTGCTGATACAGCCCGCCATTTGCTGCCGCCTGCGCCGCATATGCGCCAGCCTGCTTAACATCATCAGGAATAATGACTTCGTGAGTCCTGTTATCGCAGGGCATTTTCAGGTTGAGGCCATTCATCCAGGTGTTAGCCATCAGTACCGATTTTGATTTTTTACTGGGATTAGTCCAGTCGGCACCGAGTATCTGATCAACGTCCGCCACTGTGATGTAGGTGATCATGAATCACTCCTCTACGCGCCAGCCTGCCGCCTTCCAGTTTTCTACTTCGTCAGGATGCACATCTGCGGTGGTAGGCGCGCCGGGGAATGCCGGGAAGTCAGTGAACATAGCAACCAACTGAACACCCTGCTCCTGCTGCTCAGAATTGTTTTGCGTAGTCCGTTTAGCGGTAAGCTTTTCTGCAGCACGCTGAACGCGCTGCTCTTTAGTTAATCCGGCCATTTGTCCTCCATTAAGAAAGGGGCCGAAGCCCCATGGTGGTTAACCCAGCAACACAACAGAATGTTCTGGTTTAATTGCTGCGACGCCCCAGGACAAACCGACTTCGTAACGCACCTGTCGGTACTGACGGTACAGCGCGACCTGGTAAGTAATACCAGATACCGGGTCGGTAGCGTTCATCACGTCATCCGCGGTGTCGCCGCCCTTCGGCATTGCCGGGGTTCGGGATGCCAGAAGGAAGGCGTTGCGATCAAATGCCATATTCGCGGTGTAGGAGCCACCAGCAGTAATAGCGGTATTATCGGCCAGCGTCTGACGTAATCCCGGAGCGGCCAGGGTGATAGTCGTGGCAGTCGCGGCAGCAACCAGGTATTTATTGCTATCCTCGTCGAACGTCACAATGTCACCTGCTGCGAAAGCGCCTGTACCGGTATCAATCGCAATCAGGATATCGCCTTCAGCTTTAGCTCCATTCACTAGGTACCCCGTAGCCGGAGATGCAGCGCGTTTCTTAACATGCGCTGATTCGTGGATGTTGAAACCTTCCAGGCGACCAATCACACCTTCACGCAGAAGCGCATCAGTGCCGGACTCGTTTACCTTGAACAGCACGGCCTGTTTACCGCGGAGATTAGCAACAGCAGAAGAACCCAGCACCATTTGTAAATTAGTGGTCGGGGCGCCATTGTCTGACAGTACCTGGCGTGCATTCGCTGCATCAGACAGATCGGATGCAATACCGAATGGCGCTGTTCCAGCAGTACCAACTGCCCGCGATGAGGCGTAATACAAAGCTGCGAGATCTGCATCCATCTCATTTGCCAGCGCACGAAAGGCTTGGGTGAACTGATCCGCCAGAATAGTGTTGTAGGTGCCAGCTGGCCCCAGTGCCAGTTGCTCTTCTCCATTCCATTTAACCGGGGCCATTTTGGATTTGGTGATTTTGACATCAACGTTGCCGATTGTCTGATCACCGTCATTCGGCGCAGTAGCGCCAGGTTCGATATCAACCGTTTCCGCTGGCGGTGCCACCGGCGCACTGACAGTTTGCCCTTTCGCCGCCGCATCAGCTTTTGCATTGCGCGATACGGCAGGAATAAGACCGACCTGCTCGCGAGAAACGGTATCCAGAGCCGTAAAGATAGTCGGGATCAACCCGGTAAGTGTGTTAGCCATGTGTATGGATTCCTTGGAGATTTAAATATAGGGTTGGTTGAGCTATCCAGCTCTGGCACCAGCCGCCATCCGACGACTGGCAAAAAATTAATCGACGATGGTGATACCGTCTTTGAGGGTGGATTGCTGATCTGCCGGACTCAGACTGGTGAACGAGTCACGTTTCATTGTCTTCTGCCCGGAAGCATGCTGTGTTTGGCGCGAACCAGTACCCTGATTACCGCTGGCCTTCAGGATGTGGTCTTTTTGCGGGTACTGCTCCACCAGAAATTCCAGCGCCTCATCAAAGGCCGCCAGCTCACCCGGCTTAGAGCGGGAGTAAATTTTGTTGCCAGAGCCGTCATACGCAACAACTTTGCCATCCTCAACTTTGAACGACTGACCAAAGCGGGCCTGGAGCATGTCGGACGGGATTGCGACTTTGTCTGCGATGAATTTTGAGCCAGAGAACCGGCCGCCGATCATTTCCTGATAGAGCTGGCCTTCGAGGGTGGTCGCGCGCAGAGTGGCTTCATCGAGCTGAGTCTGAAACGCTTTGGTGATATCCGCTTTCACCTGGTCAACGGCACCCGCGTCGATCAGTTTTTTCTGGTCAATTTTGGTCATCATATCCAGCGCTTCGAGTGCCTTCGTCGGGTCACCAATTTTGGCAAATTTAGCCAGGCTGGCTTCGGCAGTTTCTTTGGCTTCGCGATGGGATTTAGCCTCGCCATTCAGCGACGAGATTTTGCTGACAGCCTGAGCAGCATCGAAGCCAATTTCTTTCCCGTCGTCATGCACGTAAACCGGCAGACCGTTAGCATCGACTTCTGCGTAGTGCTTACCGTTTACTTCTACTGTCTTCAGTTTCATGTTGTTACCTTTGATTTGGTCATCCGACCGTTGCACCGCTCACCATCCGGATTGCGGCCATAAAAAAGGCCGCCCGGAGGCAGCCTGTTGTGATTTATTGAAGATTAAAGCCCTGCATCCCTGAACGCCTGCGCGTCACGTTCACGCAACTGCGCCAACGTCAGCCATTCGCCTTTGTCGGTGTAGAACTCATCAGGAGACATGCCACCATCACGAATCAACCGGGCGCGCTTCTCGCCAACGATTTGCTTCTGGCGATCGAACGACTGACGCGAGAACCATTCCTGATAGTTGGTATCGCCGGGCACAACACCATCCATGCTGGCGCGTTCCGCTGGCGGGATATCGCGCACATCGATACCCAACTCTTTCGCTGATTTGAGGATGAAGGTTTCAGTGGAACGGCAGCAGAAATGAATTTTTCCAGGCCCTTGTAGATACGGGATTTTGTGACCAATCGGCTTGTTATCCAGCGTGTACTTAAGGCGGTCACGAATCCTGCACATCTGCGTCGTTCGGTTGTCCAGGGTGGAAAGCCACTGCTTACCCTTCATCAGGTCATTATTGGCGTCAGCAAAGCTGTTACGCGCCGTCGCCGCAAGATGCCCCACCGCCGTTTTCGCGATACTGGCGGCATTGGCGCGACTCAGTTGCAATGCGCCATCCTGATAGCCACGATTGGCGTGGCCGCGAACCTTGCGCGCTATCTGCTCGTTTGTATCTCCCAGCAAAAAGCCCTGTCGCACTGCGTTACTGATGCGGTTGAGGCGATCCGCTTCGAGGTTTGATGCCCACTCGCTAAGCAATCGACCCTGAAATGGCTGTGCCAACGCCGCAGCATAAACAGCGTCTGGAGAAATACCAACCAACGGATGAACGTCGGTCACGAACTCCGGCAACAGCGCATCAAAGAGACTCAACTGATACCCAGCCTCATGTTGTGCCAGGTCATTCAGTTCAGTAGACAGGCTGGAAAACATGCCGTTTATCGCAGTGCGGTTAATTTCCCGCACACTCGCCAGCAGTGCTTCAAGACGTGTGACAGTAAAGCTATTCAGCTCTATGCCATCCATCGCCACCAGCAGGCGCGCCGTCAGTTCAGCATCACTTTCGTTGAGCAGTTTCACCATTCGACTGGCAACGCCGGTACTGTAACGACTAATCCAGATAGCGTGTGCTATGGACTCGTCACGCAGTTGATCGTTAACCGTTGCCATCGTTACCACCCATCAGTGTTACCTGCTGGTTTTTCAGCTCGTCGATCACATCATCCGGCTTCGCGTCAGGGTCGATGAATTTAAGCGCCTGGAGCACGCGAACAGCATCAACCTGGCGAATGTCACCACCCTGTCGCAGGGACTGAACGGCCATAGCAGCAGATGAATCGAACGTCTGAGCAGAAACATCCAGCTCTGTACGCACATCAACATTGCCGCCATCACTTTCACCAATCCACTCGGCCATGATTTGCAGAATGTTATCAAGTGCATCCTCCAGCGAACTCGCCATGGTGTACAGCGGCGAGTTTTCCTGCATATGCTCTTCATGCGTCTGGTCGTCAGATTTTGTTGATGTGTTTTCTGCACGCAGCAGCTTCGCGCCCGCCTGGCGCATCTGGTTTTCCAGATTTTCCAGTGATGTTTCACCTGACTCGATGGCGGCGCCGGTATGCTCGGTGTATTCCATACCCTGTTTTGCGCGGTCACTGAATTTAGTAGCGCTGGATGAGCCAATGACCAGTTCCTGATCGTCTTCCAGGCCAAAAACAGACAGAAGCGGCACACGCACAACATGAAGAATGTTGTCCTGCTCACTCTGGCTTTGCCAGTGCTTGATGTTCAGCAATGCCAGATTCAGCAGTGGTGGAGAACCGCGCATAAACCCGGTTTTTTTGGTGTAGAGCGTTACAAGGGTAATGTCGTCACGGCTGGTTTCCCAATCTTCGTAAAGAGTCCATGTGGATTCCCCACCATCACCTTTGTTACGGCGCCAGATTTCCACTTTACGCGGCATGATGTGGCGGATCTGCTCAACTTTGGTTTGCCCGAAGTCGTCACCATCCACAACAATGACTTCTTTTACGCGCAACTCAGTGAGCACAACCTTTCCGCTGACAACCTTTGATTTCCACCCAATCACCTGGCGAGGGTTCAGCATCGTTACATATGGGCGACCACCAGCAGCCTGTTCATCTGCTTTTGTGCGAATTTCTTCAGCGTTGGTACGTGGATAATCCACCAGCGCATGGGCAAGACCGTACTGAAATGCCAGGCTGAAGAATTGCTGCGCCCAGACATCAAGGCGACTGCCTTCCATATCGATGTTTTCGGCATAATTTTTGATTTTTTCCGGCGTTTTTTCGCTTAACACGGTTGGCTCAGCAAATACACGCCCGGTATTTTGCTTAATGCTTTCTTCGTAGGCCGGGAGCAGCGTCGCAACAGACAGGCGTTTCTTATAGTCCTCTTTATCCTCGCGCGGCCAGCGAGGTAGGTAGGCTTCGCCCTGCCGGCGCATTTCCAGCGTGCCGCCCATCAGAGCATCGTTAATGTCCCACGCCTCAACCATGTCGTTATAGTCGAGGTTGGGTGTCGAAATATCTGGCATGGTTTACATCCGAAGTTTGGTGACTTTGCCGACTTTCTTCGGCGGTGAATGCAGAACTTCATAACGAGTTCCGTCCCAGTCGTGATCTTCCTGCTGCGTGTCAACGTCATCAGGATTTTTGCTGTCGCGGACGAGCACAGGAATACGGCTTATCCAGCCACGGCAGTAATCAAAAACATAAAACGCGGGTTTTTCTGGTATCCCGGATTCCAGTTTTTTGCCTTCAACAACCGCCTCCAGCATGTCGGCGAACAACGCGACACCATTAACGCGAGAACCGGGTTTTTTGTTGGCCTCAACCCATTTGACGCCCTGCACTTCCATTTTCTGAGCGATAGAGAGTTCATCATCGCCAGTATTGTAGATCGCGCTATCGGCCGGGCCGGGTACAACCTTTTTGCAGATACCCGGCATAATATTGAGTTGTCCCTGAGTGACACCATCGAGTTTTATCTCGTCAGGTTCGTCAACTTCCTGGCCTGTTAGCCGCTTATCAATCCACGCGACGCCTTTTGCGACGTTGGTAGATGACATGTTCAGCCCTTTATTCAGTTCGTCAGGCGGGCAACCGTACCACTCGCCAATCAGAATCAGAGACCCGGCGGGCGGGCAGAATTGACGTCCATCAGGCAGCGTCGCGACAGCGCCATCCGTGCGAGCCCACCAGAGATTAGAGAACGGCTTTGATTCACCCCAGTCATGTGAACGGTCAACGGTCCAGCTATCCGGTATACGGAACGGCTTGATAACGTGCAGTGACGCATTCCACAGGTGGTCAAAGCGCCCGCCGCTGGTAACGTCCCAGGAACCCTCAACCCATGCTTTTCGCCGGTTCGGGTCTTTAATCGCCATCAGCGTTGCGATGTACTGCGGATCCAGATACGGGTTTTCTTTGAACGAACCGTGTATCGCCACGCGGGTAAGCGTCACATCCTCTTCGCGCTCTGTTTGCGGGTTAAACACCTTCTGCGTTTCACGAATGATGGTGCCGCGGGGCGCTGGCTCAATGAAGCGCTTCTTCACCCATGTGTGGCCGATGCCGAACGGGTTAGTCGTGCTGAATGTTTCCAGGGGTATCGGCTTCAACAGGTTGCCACCAGCCAACGGGTAGTTCTCTGGCCGGAACGATGAGCGTCGGCAGGAGAACATCATTTCGTAAAACTCTGCCGACTGCTGCTTGGTCAGCTCGTTGAATCCGATGAACGGGAACTCCTGACCGTGGTAGTCCCAGTAGTCACTCTCTTCTTTCCCGAATCGAAAGAGCAGTTCTTCGCCGGTCGGCCATACCCAGCGCAGTTCAGATGCTGACGCCAGATAGCGTGCACCGTCGTTAAACAGGCGATACATACGCTTTGACTGGGTAATGATGTCGGTGAGGTTTTTATACTCGGTATCAAAAATGACGCCACGCCAGAACGAGCCATAGCCCAAGCCAACCAGGCGACGAAAGCGCGCCAGCTGCGCAGCAGTTTTACCCGGACCACGCGTACCTTCATAGAGGATTTCGTTACACGGGCAACTCAGGGAGAGCGATTGCGATCCCGGCAGAGGTTTCCAGACGGCTTTGTAATTCATCCACCTAATACCTCACCTTGCTGTTTCTGTGCTGCCTTTTCCCAGTCATCTACGTTATCGCAGGACGGGACCGGCATGATGCTGTGGGTTGCCGAGACCTTCTGCTCAACCTGTTCTTTGAATGCCTGCACCTTAATGTGCTTGCCGAGCAGTTCAAGGTTCTTGACCTTATCCGGCCACTTAACCTTTTTGAGAATGGTCTCCGCCGTTTCCTCGTCAAAGTTCTGAATCGTGGTGCTGATGTCCAGGCCGGTTAGCGACGTTCGCCAGGCTTTTGGCCACGAACTGATCGGCCTCAGGCTACCGTCGTCGTTTAGAATGTCCAGAACGTCCATCTGGTCGATCTCAACTAAGCGACGGAGCACATATGCAGCGTCGATACCTACCAATTCACAGCGTTGTGACTTCAGCTCGCCAATGCGATCCTGAATGTCTGGTTTTGTGAGGTTTTCACTGCCAGTCTTACGGGCGGTTTTAACGCTGTACCCCGCCCGAATAGCCGCTTGTGTGGCATTCAAATCGATGAGGTACTCGCGACAGAACATTTCTTGTTTGTCGGTGAGTGCCATATGCATATCCGTGATGGTGAAAAAATATGAATTTTAGAGATGACTTTCTACCTGAGCACTATGGGCTTCGGGTGTTTGTATTCGTTGTGTCATTCATTATTTATCTCGTAGCGATAGTGTTTTCATGTATAGCTGTAGACAGCAACCCTCAGTTATCTATTGTTCTTTTAGCGTTAGCAATTACATCTTTGCAGGCTGGAGCATCCAACCTTAAAATAACCACCCGTCCCAAAATCATCATTGGCGCAGTATTAACACTACTACCAGCAGTTGTAGCCATTCTCGGTGTTTGACGACCGTTGATACAGAACAGTGACACTTTGAATACTCAAGTGTCATTCTCTCTTTACCTTAACCACAACTTGGGATCATATAATTGATTCAAATTCGTTGGAGGCCTTCCCTCGCAGGGTACGCGCACCGTATCTCGATAGCCTCCCAGTCCGGTTTTGCCATAACGTCCTCTAGTTTTTGCCTTTGAATTGCAGGATATTAGTAAGTTGAACCGATGGGGTACTTGCGGCTGCACATTTCCGGCTTGTCGGTGGGTATCATTGTTATTTCATGAAAAGGAAAAATTATGGGCATGCCACACCCGATAGCTAACATGTTACTGTTTCAGATGATGACCCCGTCTAAGGACATCAAACTTGCTGCAATCTATGCGTTAGGCGAAGGTAGGTGCCAGGCGGATAACATTTCACAAGAACTACATAAACTAAGTCAAAGTGATGATCTGGAGATTAAAATCGCAGCCATCAAGGCAATTGGCCGGCTCTATCGATAAGTGATTTGATTCCGCCATTACGCTTTCCATGCTGATGGCAATAAAACAGCCACCAGCGCTTGCCAGTGGCTTAATGAGGGTAAAGTTACACCTCTAATTTTTGAATCGCCTGGATTGAAGTGACAACACATTGGCGACGACTGACATTGTTTGCTTCCGCAATGTCCATCTCAGTTAATAGAACCTGAGAGTCTATATCCTGTCCTTCTTCTAATCGAAGGAAGTGATTGCCTTTATTCACCAAAATCCAGTCAGCGGAGTAAATCTCCCAAACGAGAAAATACAACATAAGCATCCTTATCAACAGTTATAAACACTGAAGTGTAAGTCAGCATAAACCTTACTAAAAGCATTATCGAAGCCCCTCAGCGAAGAGCTTCTGTAATGATTAGGCTCTTATCTCAACGCAGCCCTTTACTGCGTGCCGGATGCTCAGTTTCGAGCATCTGCGATGAGACATTAAAGCCGACCGAAGGCCAGCGGCGTTCCTCAAGTTGCCGACAGAGCCATATCGACAAGAGGATGAAAACTAGCAGCATGAATCACCTATTGGTTATTCGACAGTCTCACTGATTCGTAAATCCGCTCACACGTCATTCCGGCGCGGTAGCTTTCGTCAGATCGTTCAGCATAATATCGAGCTTCTTCCGCAAGGCTTCCGAGCATGTCGGCGAGCATTCTGGCGTCGGCTCCGGCTGTTTTGCTTCTGACGGTAGCGGCAAGATCTGCGGTGTGCTTTGCGGCGTCCAGGCGGGTAGCGAGTTTAGTTGCTTCGGTGCGCAACTGGCTAACAGTGGCAGACAAGCCAGCAGCAGTGGCAGCAGATTTAGCGGCTTTCGCTTGTGCATCTTTCACAGCCTCATCACGGGCAATTATGCGCCCTTGTTCAATCATGCGGGCTGCGGTCTGCGCGTTCGCTGTTTGCGATGATTCCGCGCTGTCACGTTCCGCCCACTTTTTTTCCCAACCGCGGCTGCTCCATACGCTACCGGCGATGAATGCGGCGACCACCAGCAATGCAACGACAATAAGTTGAGAGCGCAGGCTCATCAGAATACCCCCGGCACTGACACCGGAATGCCAGGGTTAAGCGGTCCAAATCCATCATCCAGCTTTATTGGTTTTTCGCCCCACAGGCAAACCTCACGCTCAATCTCACGCCGGGTGATTAATCCTTTCCACTGCTTACCACCGGCATATGTCCAGCGCCTTAACTGTTCGCATGCACCTTTGATATCGCCCTGGTTGATTTTGTACAGGAGCGTTGAAGTCTTAAAGTTTCCCGCGCCTACGTTATACGCAAATGAGTACAGCGCACCTCTCATCGTTTCTGGGATCGGAGCGTTGATATATGGGTTAATCTGTCGGGCGACAATATTCAGGTCTTTATCAAGCAGCGCCTGGCACTCAGCTTTGGTGTAGGTCTTGCCGAGAACAATATCCTTTCCCGTATGGCCCCAGCATACAGTCCAGACGCCGACTACATCGCGATAAGGCTGATAGCTCACACCTTCAAGACCATCATTGCCAGTTGGGCCAGTAATCAGCGCAGAAGATATTGCAATTGCCCCACCACCTACTGCGGACCACACATATTTTCTTAATGCAGTATTCATCATTCACCAGCCTTGGTAAGCGCGTCGGCAACAACACTTACAGCCGCCGGACGTTCAGCAATGGGTTTATCACTGATGCCATCCAGGTAATCGCGGATCATGGCTGTGCGCTTTTCGTCTTCTTTGCGTTTACGCCGGGCATCAATTCGTCCATTCACATAAGAAATCAGAGAAATAAGCAAACCGACAGCGCCAAAGAACATGTAAACCATATCCTGTGTGGTAAAACCCAATGCTGCCGCGAGGGTTCCAACCCACGCAAAAAACTGCGTGAAAATGTTCCCTGAGTGATCGTTCATTCTCATGGTCTCTTACCTCGCGTTTTTCGGAGGCTGTGTTTGAAAGGGTCAGACTTCACGGGCTGGATTTATCAACAAAGCACGTAGCGGATGATTCCCGTGAGCCTGAAATAAAAAAGCCCCGTGAGATACGAGGCTTTATCGCAATTGAGTTTAGGTGAGACTGCTGGTGTTCAGTCGTCGTTAGTCCCTACAAGGGCTTAATTCAATGAGGGTTTTAAGTCCATCTGTAGACACATAACGGGCGCTGGATTGAGGGTTATATATGAGATATTTGGTGGACGGGTATCCTCTGATAGCATCCAGATTCGCAGCAAACCATCGCCCCTCAGGTTTGAGCTTCCCATTGTGCACCTCATCTAGAAGGTATTTTTTATTTAATGTCCATACAGCCCACAAAGAGTCATTCGGATTCCCGCTCCAACCCTGTTTGATGGCCATATCACGAGTCACGTAATTATTAGGGATAGTATATCTATTAATATCTCTCAGGAGAGTAACCAGAGATTTAACGTCCTGGATGGTTCCCATATTTTTCAATGACAATTCGCGATTTGCATCATGAATGGCAGAATCGCAGGATACTTGCTCCGCATAAGAAAATCGTGTCTGGAGAATCAGAGTGGACAGGATGATCAGAAAAAGCATTAATTTTTTCATTTTACCTCCGTGTGAGTTCAAACCTCCGCAATTCTGGCAGTTAATACGGCCGCGTTACTTGCGACAACTCACAAAGAGGTGTTTTTATTACTTACCTGTTCTGGGGGAAGTGTATTCCGAACAACAGTAGCAAAGCAAAAACCCCGCCATTTCTGGCAGGGCTTCCATTGTTAAGCTGTGTGTCGAAGTGACCACTCTTAACAGCTTATTCATATTTTTACGTACGTAAACTATTTTTATGCAGCCGCAACAATTTTTCCTTCGGGGATAAATGTCACGTCAATATCCATTTCAAGCTTCACTTCGAGCATCATTAACATGCCTTCAATTATTCCCTCACCTTTCTGTAGTTTTTTCCCTATATGACCATCAGAGCAGTTATGTTTTTTTGCCAGCGACATAAATGTCATCCCGAAAAGATAGTAATCCACCAGCAAATCATGAAGCTCGCTATTGCCTTTGTTCAGTCGGGCCATACAACCACAGATAACCATTGCATCATCATCACAACATTGAACACGGGATTTAGTCTTTGCAGGTATGAGCCCTTTAAAGCCAGCCGCAATATGAGCCCATGTAACGTCTTCACTGTTATTTGCTGCCCAAGCGCCCCAGCGCTCCATTACCATTTGAATATTACGCTGCATGGTTCACCTCTTTTATCTGGCCCGTAATCATTTCAATGCTGTTGTTGCATTCGTTTCCCCAGCGGTCCCATCCGTTCCACTCTTCCCGAGCGAATATTTCGATTCTTTTCACATCACCGTATAATTGTTCCAGTCGGTTCCTGACTTCCCACGGCTTTGCGCTGTGTTCGCCAAGGCAGGTATGCACAACCTGTTTTACTGCTGCGCTGGCGCGTTGTAAGCCAGTTCCTCTGGTAGCAATCAGCACATCCTCGGTGTTGCTGCGGATATGGTTGCCACCGTTCATGCGGGTTTCACGGTCCAGCATTTCAAGCAGATCGTTGAAGTCCACCAGCTCTCCAGTGCTCAAAGCCTTATTGAAGCGATCAGCAGCGTTCTGATTCAACTTCACCCACGTAAAGCCCTTCATCGTTCTTACCCGGAATCCCCATGATTCAGCCAGTTCTACAGCCTCGCGGTTATGGGTTCCGGTGTACCACATCGCAAGAACAGCGTTTTCAGCAGTAAGTGACCAGACAGGAAGGCGTTTAAGTTCTTCCATGCTCATGGTGTTGTAATGATTACAGGCCGCACCGTTGCTGATTCTGTTTCCGTATTCCCACGGTGGATCACAGTAGATAAGGTCGTATGTCACGCTGCCTCCTGCTTTTTCAGTGCGCGTAAGTCGGCCAGCGCGGTTAGTCTGATTTCCTTCAGTTCTTCGACGGTCCAGCGATGCGGGGTGTTATTATTCTCGAGCGCCAGTACCGGCTCTTCACCATAACGCTCCACCAGCGCAGCCCGGTATGCTTCGATATTCCCGGATTTGTGGACGTTGCAGACGTCACACTGAAGATGGATGTTGAAGCGAGTGAAGCGCAGATGCCCGGCGGCGGCCGTAGTCCGATAATGGCCAGCATGCCAGGCGAACGCCGTTTTAGTTCCGCAGGAAATACAGCCCCGCCCCTCCGCCAACTCGGTCTCGCGGCAAATGTCGTTTACAGCGCGCTGCGTCAGGTCAACCCAGTGCTTCAGCGGTTTAACTGCTGCTTTGCGCTGGCGCCAGGCTGCGCGCTCTTTTTTCTCGGCAGCACGCTGTTTGGCAGACTCCTTGCGTTGTGCCGCCTCCCTGACCTTTCTGGTCTGCTCTTTTCCAACCGCGCTGGCGCACTCATAACCGCAGACAGTCTGCGTGTCGCGCACCGGGTGGAACCACTTCCGGCATTCTTTGTTGGCACACTTGCGACGAGGTAGCTTAGCCATACTCACCCCCACGCCCTGTTTTGCCAGACCTTACTTGGGCGTGGCGCTTTCTCGCTTTCCGGCAACTGCACGCTGATAGTCCAGGTGATATTGTCGCGATTCAGGCTGCGCTCTACCGTGGCGCCACGACGGCGGTAACTTGCCACCAGTTCGTCGGCCTGCTCGGTTGTGCATTCGTGATGGTGGAACCAGGAATATTTCATCGCCATCACCCCGCAAAGCTCATAAGCTGCGATGCGGCGTTTTCCGCTTCTCGCTGAGTCTTGAATGCCCGGGACAATACCCAGCGCCACAGAACATCAAGCGCGGCTTTGTACAGTTGCTGGAACTCGGTTTCGTCCATGTTGGCGAAGGCAATGCTGCGGGGATGTTTGCGAAGTGTTTCGTCAGGAAGCTGAATAGCGTCATAGTGACCAGACTCGACGATCACCCAGGCGCGATAAGCATCATAGGATTTGCAGATGCTAATGCTACCTGCTCGCTTATCGGCGATACGGTCCAGATACTGTTCTGCAGCATCCAAAAGAGCGGCCTCACTTCCCCCGAACGAAGCGAGGAATTTAGCGTACCCGGTCACCAATTTACGTTCGTTGGAAGATATCGCCCCTCCAGTAGGTTCCCAGTATTCAAACCCGAGATTCAGGAGCGCAAAGAAACGGCGATGGAATGCGGGATTCCTCACCTGACGAAATTCGGCTACCAGCACGGCACCGAGTTTTATTTTTGATTGCAGAATATCACTGGTCTCCGGCGTAGCGGGGATCAGAATTCCTGATGACTGCTTGATGAGTTGTAGTTCGTGCGCCATGGTTTCTCTCCGTGGCGCAGTAGGTTACGGTTGTTCAGACCGTTGATTTCATATTATCAGAAGGTGGAGTTACCCGGTAGCCGAGGCGGCGGATAAATTGCACAAAACCATTGGGAGTAAAGACTTCTTCATCATCGAGCAAAGGCCGCATTGATACCATCCCATTAACGCGATAAATCAGATGCCTGCCAGATGAAGGAAAGCTAAACATAACACAACCATCAGAGCGTCTGACAAGGTCGTACCAATGATCATCTGATGCCTGCAATGCTGAATTATTCACTTATTTTTCTCCCTTCAATCGACACAGACGCGGTTAAAAATTGTCGGCAACAGCATCAAAGGGATACACATTTTCGGTATTCTGTTATCTGCGCGCCGGCTAACCCAAGTTCAGTAAAACCAGTCGTCAGCGCTTTCCCAGGTATCCTGGAGGATTGATTCAATTTTCTTTTTGTCGTCCTTGTCACCGCCTAAAACATTTAACCCATCTGACCCGGCACGGCGGATTGTGAGCCTGCAATTGTCATAGTGATCATTCAGGCGCTTAAGCAATTCTTTCTCCAGTGCTGGTACCGCGCCTTTAGGAAGTTCTTTCATGCGATCAATGGTTAATTCAACTTTCAT